ACGGTGAGAAATTCTTTGCACTTGATGGACAGACGCAAGACGTCGGAGTTCGTCACGCTCTTGAGGAGTTTAAAAAAATTGGACACGTTGATGCCACAGACGATCTCCTCCTCCGAACACGAGTACTCCTCGAAATCGTCCGCGTTCAGTCGCATGTCGATCAGGGACGTGCGCGCGGTGTCCAGGGTGCACAGAGAGACCCCACTCGGGGAGAAAATCAAGTTGCAATCATTCAAGATGTCTTTGAGCGTTTCAAACACGTTCTTGACCGCGGTCGCCTGAATGGTACAGAGTTGCATCATCCTTTATCAGAAGGAGCGCGTAAAATCTTTAATTGGTCACCGCGTCTTCGTACGCCACACCGGAGACCTCGCGATTGATTTTATTCTCCAAATCTTTCGTCATGGGTGGTTGGAGGCTCTTGCCGTAATCATCGAGGCTGAAGATGTCGGTGTCGGCGTCGTTGTTCTCGATGTCCGTCATCGCACACCCACCACTCAGGCCGCACCAGGTCACCTCCTTGGATGGCAACATGCTCTCCAGAAAGTTTGAAATCTCCTTGCCGACCAAAAATTTCCCATTCTTCGTCAACATCGTGGGGACGCGTGTGATTTTATTCCTGTACTGAGGGGGGAGACCTTGCGTGTTCACGTTATGATAGGTGACGAGTTGTTTCAATTGGTGGTGTTTGTGAATGAACTCGATGACTTGTTTGCAGTGGGGGCAATTGGGTGAATATACCAGCAAAGACATGATGATGCTCTGAAATAGTCTCCGAAATTCACTGAAAAAAAATTGACGCATATATAATAGTAATGAACAAGTGGACCCTCATCGTTGTCCTGATTTTGGCGGTCGTCGCCATCACCATGATCCCCAGTCGAGAGTCGTATCTCGAGCGCGAATTCTTCGGTCTGTCCGGGTACGTGCGCCCGCGCGAGATCGCGCTCGACGATAAGGCCCCCGACCTCGAAGGGTTCCAAGAGGTCGAGGCGAAGGTGAACAACGACCTGATGAACGAATTCGTCATGAAGACCGCGGCCGAGATCGAGAGGCGCACTAAAATGTGCGTCGCCATCATCGAGACCACCACGGTCAAGCGCTACCACAAGGAGGGTCAGGAATTGTATGAGTGCCAATTCATGGCCCTCAAGAAGGGTGGGTTCCCATTCGCTTTCGCCGTCGTCAGCACCCTCTCCATGAAGGGTGGTTCCGCGACCGTCATCGGCCTGCGCACGCAGCCGGTGGGGGTGCAGGCACCGAGTGATGTCAAGGCGTACGAAGACACCGGCGACGGGAGGGAATTCCTCGATTACCGATTCGTCGCGGAGACCACCCCCAAGTTGAGTGAGTTAGAAGGGGTCAAAAATTAGTGTCGAATAAACTGTAGAGGGATGCTCGACATCCGCGAGATTGAAAAGATCGATCACGAGAAGAGGGAGAAAAAAAAGGAATTGTACACAAAGATTTACGAACAGTGGGAGCGGAAGATTCGAGCCGCGGTCGGTCTCGGGCACCAGAAGTTTCTCTTCCTCCAGGTTCCTCGCATGGTCTTGGGGTTCCCCTCGTTCGATCGAGCGAAGGCGGCCAGGTGGCTCGCGCGCCAGTTTGAAAAGGGTGGCTTCGTCGTTCAACTCGTGGGCACCGACGGGCAAGAGGTCTACGTCTCGTGGGACGTGAAGAAACCTAAAAAGAAGAAACCAGAGCCGACGACCCCGAATTTCGACGACATGGAGTTCCCCACCCTCATCAACCTCAAGAAGGCGGCGGATAAATATCGCAAGAAATAGTATATATGAACATCAACGAACTCAGGCGCAGACGAAACAAGGCTGTGCAAAACGCTAAGAAATCCCGCAAGGCCCTGCCGTACAGGAACCGACTCGCGTCGGCGGCGGCGAAGGCCACACACACCGTGGCCAGGCGAAAGGCTGCGAACGCCAAGCGCAAGTTGGCAAACCAAAAGAAACGCCGCCTCACCCTCAGAAACAACAACAACAAGAAGAGGTAGAGTGCGTGGGGTTTTGGTTTATTATAATGTACTTTAATCATAAATGGACTCACTGAACGTCTTGTGCGAGGCGAAGAAGGAATACACGGCGCAACTCTGTCTTATCATGTGTCCGATTATGATTGAAACTTTTCAGGAACTGTACGAAACCGCGGTGAGGGATTCGAAAAACAAGAAGCCCCTCCTTCAGTTCCAAAAGCACCTCAAAGAGGTCCCGAACTGGTCCAACGCCATGTCGAAGAATCACAGCGACAACATCACCGACAGGTGCGCGTGGTTCGCCGACCTCTTGGCCGCGGTCTTCGTGTCTTTCGTGAAAATTTTATCCTCCGTTCGTCTCAGGGCGGAGAACAAAAAAATCTCCCTCAAAGTTCCGTCGAACGAGGTGTTCATCCAGACGTGTTACAACAATTGCGCCAAGGATTTATACCGCGATCCGTACGTCTTTCACGAGGAACAGAGTGAATACGAGCGCGATTTGCGCCTCACGAAGCGTTTCACCGAGTGCATCGAGGCCACGGTCAAGGAATTGATTCCGGTGGCTGAAATCCTCAAGACGTACATGAGCACCGAGGACAAGAACATCGACCTCGAACCGTCCAACGACATGCCCACCGCCGACGAGGATGACGTCGTGGAGGACGACGGCTTCGACGCACAGGAACCCGCCGCGGAGGAGACGGCGGAGGAACCGGCGGCGGCGGCGGCGGCGGACGCACCCGCGTCGGAAGAGGCCCCACCGGTGGGTTTGGAAAACGAATTCAAGACCATCCCGGAAGTTCCCGCACCCCCAGAGGAGGAGGAAAACTTCGGGGGTGAGGAAGAGGAGGAGCACGCGATGCCCCCCGCCGCACCGACACCGGCACCGGCGCCCGCGCCCACTTTCTTCAACGACGCCCCAGAGGCGAGAAAAAAACCTGACTATATTTAAAGTATGGTTGAACTCAGCGACTACCTGCGCGACCCCATGGGCGCCGCGGCTATCGCGGCTGGTATCACGGCTTTATACATCCACGCAAAGGCTCGACTCAACAACGAGGGTTCGCTCCCGTTGGCCCAATACACGAAACCGGCCTCCCTCGTGGCCATCCTCGTGTATTTCATCGTGTCCCAGGGGATTGGTCAGAGAGAGGTGATTTCGACCGATCCATTTTAATTTAAAGATTTCCGTGAATGAGATATTATAAAAGATGGCCTCCGTCTCGGCGTTCAATGACATGCTCTCCCAGTTTCTGACGGAACTTCAGAAATGCGTTCCAGAGGAAAAGGGCATCGCGAAATTCGAGACCCAGTTCGAGATGTTGCGTCAGGCGAATCCGCGAAAGTGCGTGGACGCGTACATGGCCGGGATCGCTCCGTACGCCGAGAAGATTTCATCGAAGGATGACACTTTCATCACCGAAGACCTCACGTCGATCGATTTTTTGAAGGACCTCAACATCAAGGAACACTGGAGTGAGAAATTGAGCGACACCACGAAGGGTGCGATTTGGCAATACCTACAAACGCTCTACATGCTCGGCACCACGATCGTGGCGATCCCACAGGATACCTTGTCGCAAATAGAGACGTTGGCGAAAAACGCGGCGTCGCAGATGGAGGATAGCGGGACTTTGAATCAGGATGCCCTCATGAAGACGATGAGCAACATGCTCGGTGGAATGCTTAACAAGTAAATATATAATCTAAAGTTATTGTAATATGACCGTGTGGTTCGACGATCCAAAACAACTCATTCGCGCCGATAAGACCCACCTGTTCTGGCCCACGGCCTCTCAGACTCCAGACGAACGCGTGAACGCGAGTTCGAGATTCGTGGTGTACGCCACGTGTGCGTTATACGCGATCCGGAGGGACGTTCGAATCTTCGTCCTCGGTGCCATGGTTTTAGCGGTTCTCTATTTCATGCACAGAAGCGAATTGGTGCGCTCCTCCTTCGGGCGCCCGGCGCAGTCCGACGACGAACACACCGGGTGCACCCTCCCGACCGCGGACAACCCGATGGCGAACGTGCTCTTGACCGATTACACCGACAACCCGAACAGAGCGCCGGCGTGCTACTACTCCTCCGTCAAGCCCCTCGTGCAAAAATTCAGCGACGACACCTTCCGGTTCGACGCCGGTCGCTCGCGCACGCCACTCCCGGAATACCAGCGCAAGGCGGCGGCCAGGCAATTCGTCACGGCCCCGGTCTCGAGCATTCCAGGCGACCAAACCGCGTTCGCGGAGTGGTGCTACGGCCCGAAGAACGGACCCTTGTGCAGAGACACCCCGGGGGCGTGCAACCCGAACGCGCGTGGTGCGCAGTTGGAGGGGTTCCGAGGATTGGACGTGCACACCGGCGACAAAAGATAATCTCAAGTATTAATAATACAACATTATGGCGTATCAACTCCAACCGGGATTGAAAATTGTCAAGGACGCCGAGGTGCAGCCGAAGATTCGCGCGGACGACCAATTCTTCGCCTACCCCCAAGGGTCTCGGGCGATGGCGTGCGGCGGGTGCAGGCCGAACACCATGCTCTACGGAACGGCTCCGTTCAAGGCTGGGAAGGGTGCGCCGGCGCGGTTCATCGACACCGACGACGAACTCCGACCGCAAAGCACCACGCGATGGAACCGTCAGTATGCCACCCCGGTGGCCGATCGCCTGCACCCGATCATGGACGTGCACTGCAAGTTGCCCGTGCGCACGATTTCGTGGGAACCGGTGTCTTCGCGCGCTGAAATTCAGAACGCGATGTTCCACCAAAGGTATGTTTCCAAAAAATAAATGTGAGGTAACAATAGTACATAATGGCTGACCCCATTTCTATTATGGCTATCGCTGGACTGGTGTACGCCGGTCGAAAAATGGGCGAAGGCGAAGTCGAGGAGCCACCTCAACAAGCGCCCGCGCCACCGCTTCTCCGCGAGGAACCAGTCGAGGATATTGAGTACGTAGAGGGTGTTCCGGAGTGGGAGGGTAAGGAGGAACAACCCAATTTCGCCGAAATCGCCCCGCAAAAGCGAAGCAGT